CGGAACCAAGGCCCACCGGTTGTGAAGTGTACGTTCTTGGCTTCTATCCCTTCGTCAGAGTGGTTGTCCAGCCAGTTCCATTCCTCATGGATAGGGCCAATGTCTCCCTCCTTATCGGGAAGCCAACCAAAGCCGTGTAGCCATCTTCCTGTTTTGGTATTGACATCAGCAACGGTAAGTTTTTGATTGAGGGGATGTCCACAGTTCCACAAAATAAGGCTCGACCAGTTCTTTCTTCGATAATTTTCCTGTATACGGCCATCCATTTTAAAGCCATCGCCGGGGGCATACTTATGCTTAACACAATAGAGAGGATAATAATCCATATTATATTCCTCGAACAGATCATTAATGTCTGTTCGTAGATACATATCACAGTCCATATATAAGGCCCAGCCTTGATACATATTCAGAGCCGGAACAAGGAACCTAGTAAAGCTGAACTCACTGGAGAAGGGCCGACCATCGACTTGGTCTACATGTTGACCATCGATTATATCATATTTCCTTTTATATATTCCCATACGCTCAACAACATCACGGCGAATAGGGACAATTCGTACATTTTCGACAGCTATCCTTTCTATAGTAAATTTCAAAACTTCATAGGCCACCTCCTCCTTGGGATCGTAACCTATATAAACTGTGTTGGGTTGCTTTTTCATCTATCTTTTGTCTCTCCATTTAGTTGCCCTATACATATATTATACTATACAAAGCTCTGTTTGTCAAGAACTTTTTGCTGAAAACTAGGCTCCACAAATACCAGCACTACCACTAATGTCACAAATGTCGTGAACTTGTATGTTATCCTCAAATTCTTCTCCTAGTTTTTCAAGAGCCTCGGTATATGGGATGGCAGTAAGGGGCTGCCCTCCTCGACAGCCATCTGGAAAACAGGTAAACCCACGCAGACGGTGGGCATATTTAGCCAGTATCTGGATAAATTTCTCCACACCATCCTTATTATTATTTTCTGTACCCCATTCGGGTAGATTGATAGTACTGGATATGGCCATGTCCACATACTCTTGCACATTGGCCTGGAAATTGAGGCGTCTTTCATAGTCTCCCACAAGATCCAAGGCAGATTCAATCTGGTCTGGTTTTGTATCGTAAAGCTCAATCATTTCCTGGGCAGCACTATCCACCACATACTGATAATGCCACCGCTTGTTTTTAAGATACCTTCTCTTGTAAGACACAGCAAAGATAGGCTCTATTCCCGTGGATGTGCCAGCCAAGATACCTATAGTTCCGGTAGGGGCTATGGCTCGTACTGCCACTGGCCGAGAGACCGAAAGTTTATCGGCAAAGTGTCTGGCTGTCTTGTTTGACTCAGCTTCATAGACCTTCAGCCACCTGTGCAGTTCAGGAGTTGTTTCGTATCTGCCTCCTCGCTGGATAAGCCATTCATGTAAACCCATAAGACCCAGCCCCAGACGTCTATTCTGTTCTCGAATTTCATGTACCTTGCTGTAAGGTAGTTGCGCTCGGAGCGTACCACACAAGAGGAACTTAGTCGCTAACGATACCACTTCTCGCAACTGGTTAAGATCATCAATTCGAGCAAAATTAAGACTACCAAGATTACACACATCAGAATCATCCTCAGAAGTAACTTCTGTACAGGCATTGCGCAGTGTCTCATTTTCCTTCTCAAAGAAGTTAAAAGAGAAACCCGGTTCAGCCGTTCGCAAAGCTTGATATACATTAGTTTTAAATACATCTCCCACCTCTCCCGTTTCCCAATAATTAAGTAACCACTCAGTATCGTAGTTAACCGAGATATTGGTCATGTCCAGGGGTGCTGGAAAATTAAAGTCATCTTGCTTCACATCAAAGATTGTTTGTCCTGTGGTTCCTATTGGCATATCAAACCAGTTCTTTGATACTAGAAATTTATCTATGTCTGCGTGTTTCCAAAGTAGGCTGGCATAAAGAGCCGATCTCCTGGAACCACCTTGCATTACATGGCGACCAATCTCATTGATCATCTGCATCTTCGGGATAGGCCCACTACTAACACCACCCGTCCCCCTCAGTACCTGACCTTCCGGCCTATAGATGGAATAGTCAGTTCCAATACCACCTCCAGTCATCAGGCATGACTCTGATTGCCAACTAAGCTTGGCCCAATCCTCTCGGGTATCTTCTTCTGCCTTCAGAAGGTAACAATTATTGAAGAACTTCTTGTCACGTCCTGCATAATAGAGATATCTACCTCCAGGTATAAATCGGAGGTTGGAGATATGATCTATCAGTTCTTCTTTCTCGTCTGCGGTGAGTCGGCTCTGACAAACATCGTTGACCAGTGTGCAGGAAAGCTCATGAAAGGTCTCAGCTCCTTCATGAGAATACTTTGTATTGAAAATATCTTCGCTAAATTTAGATCGGAACTGCGGATTTCTATTTGATTTGAACATTGTCTACCTATTCATTATAGTAAAATTCAAGAATTAATTGGGCGTAATGGATGGCCTTCTCTACATCTTTTTTTCCTTCTCCCTTTTTTTGGTGGCGGGTTATGTATTTTACCACGTTACCTTCAAAGTAATCAAGACCGTTCTGAAATATATACTCCACTGGTTGGATACCACAATCTTTGTAGTGATGTCCTCCCACCTGCTTATTCAGGGCGCTCTCTTCCCTCATTCTTCGGAGGTAATAATCGTAGGTTCCCTCCCTATTCCAGACATGCTTCCTCACTTCAGCCCCACAATGTTGGCACTTGAGTACGGTCCAATCAAAGTGTGCTACATGTACATCTTTATTACATTCAGGACAGGTAACAATAGCAGAGTAAGCAAAGTCACCCTCATAGTGAGATCCGGTCTCACAGGAGGGTGATGAGGTTTCGTCGGACATCTTCTTCATCTCCTACATTGATAGTTTTTTGTGTGAATTGTCTAACTAGGTAAGGATCAATTCCCGCAAAGGCACAGGTATTTTCAAAGTTTTCACAGGTAACACCCACAGATGTAAATATCCATACATGTGCCTGATCTCTTTGAAGAGTGATCGAACTATCTTCTTTAATAATTCTTGGTTTTATTGTATCTAGAATAGCTTGAAGAATAACAGCAAAGTAAAGACTCTTGTAAGGATCTTTTCGTACTGCATCAAACAGGGATACTAGATCAAGATCATTACTCAACATACTTCTGAACAGGCCGGTAGAATTTACCTCCCACATAATTATTGTAGTAGGCTGGCTCGTCTGTTCCTTCTATTGTTGTTGTAAGGACATGTCGAATCATCTGGTGGTAACATTCATAGTAGTTCAAGCTCCTCTTATTTTTATACTCATCTATAATTTCAAATTTAAAATTCTTTTTGCCTAGCTTTTTAATATCTTCCAGGAGATATTTACTGGAACCCATATAAGTTTCCCAACCAGACTCCTTCTTCTTACCCTTGTGTTTTATATTATATTGTTTACAGCCGACATAAGCTTTGGTGGTTTTCTTGTTGGTTATAATATATACAAAACCAAAGTTATTTATTATGTCTAACTCTTTGTGGTATTCCCAATGCATTACCAATTAAATATTTCTTCTATGTCTGGCTCCTTACCAATCTGTGTAAGATATCTTTTCCCTCTTGCATACTTGAATACACGAATACCCTGGCCGTAGTTAGTTTCCTTCCAACATTCTCTTTTATGCCCACAATAAACACAACCAATAGAAAGCTTATAGTTACCAGACTTCCCATCAGGAACAGCATCATAACACCTGTCAGGTATATGACTATTTGTGACCATTCCTTTAAGGTATTCCACCCTATTTTTAGCATTGATCATATCCATCTGCTGTACAGGAGTCAAACATATTTCTCCTGTTGATTTATTTATCACAAGAAACGCAGCTCGATCAACACCATTGGCATGGGCGTAAGCTGATATCTGGGCGATGTAGCCGAATGGGTCGTCTTCTATTAACTTGTTATATCTAAACTTATCAAAGCTGGGACCACTGGCAGACTTGCAGTCAACCAGGACACCATCAATCATGGAGTCTTGATGACCCTTCACACCAGATATCTCAACTTCTTTTTGTTGATCGGTTACTTCATGACCTGCAATGGCAGTACAAAGCAAAAGTAATTCTTCCAAAATATATCCATACAGAAACTTTATGCGAGTGGATGGTTGAAGCTGTTCATCCCCCAGTGGTTTATTAAGATCGTACCAAAGCTGCCTGTCTGGCTTTCCAATGATAGACAGTCGTAGGGTAGCCCTATCCCTTGGTTTCTCATATAGGAAATCTTTGATGTGCGTCTTGAGCATCTCACCAAAGTTATCTATATGTTTGTCTACCTCATCCTCATCCATATCAATAGGATCAAGAGTAAATAAATTATATATGTCTTCGACTAGCGTCTCTATTTTTTTCATACGAATTAAGAGAAGGAGTGCCGCCAACCAGCAACACTCCTTCCCACCTTTCTAACTATTAAAAGGACACGTTCTCGGTATTTTCATTCACATAACCTCCTTCCACTACGGGAAAGTCTGCTGCTTGAGGTGTATACGACACTAGATCAATAACCTGCACAGCACTCAAATCTGCTGACACACCAGTCTTGCCAGCAAACTTCCACTGATAGGGAATTGCCCGCACTCTCACAACGCTACCATTGCCGATAAGGGTATCATCCCAAGAATTATTTTGGGAGTCCTTAACAAAGGGTGGGCGGGCTGTACTACCATCTCTTCGTAAGAGCTTACGCTTGATCGTAACAAAATCACCACGCTCGTCATCCTTGTTATTGATTTTGAGACCGGCCTCTTCGATAAGTGAGCGGTTGTCATCATCAACAACTACCTGGATAGACCAGGAATGCTCCTCAAATTTTGTATTAGGCTCAATAACACAGGCCCAATAGCATTTTCCGGTAAGATAAATAGGCTCATTCATGTTTCATTTCTCCTTGAGGCTGCCCTTGCAGCTATGAAGCGGATCGTTCCGCAGGTTGTCTACTACCAACAACAAATACATTTTATCACATTGGAATAGGTCTGTCAACAACTAATGTGTTTCGGCCCAATTATTTCCAATCTTGTAAGCACAATCAAGATCACACTTGAAACTTAATATCTCTTGTGTTTGGTGTATGGCCTCCTTTGTTATCTGGGTGAACCTCTTTATGTCAGGCTTGGCCACCTCGAACTGGTATTCATCATGTACTGACACCACCAGTTGGGCATCCAGCCCTGACCTTCGTATTCTCTTATCCATTTCCACAAGCCACTGCTTACAGACTATTGCCCCGGCTCCTTGGATAAGAGTATTGACCGCTGAATGTTCCGATCTAATCTGAAGTCGTCGGCCATCCAATCCTTTAATAGTTCCTTCTTTTTGAACCGCTTCTTGTATATCAGATCGAAGTGTCTTCAGAGCTGGCATGTTTGCTAGGAATTTTTTGATTAGGTTTTTTCCCGCCTGGGAAGAGCCACCAATTATCTTTCCTATCTTGGCTGGACCGGCTCCATAAAGAAAAGCATAAATAAAAGTCTTGGCCTGATCTCTTGTTTTTAAACCTGCCGCTATCTGGTTAGCACTGTGTACATCTCCGATAAGAACTTCACTGGTAAAGTTCTTATCGTCCATGTAGTGTGCCAGACAGCGTAGCTCCAGTCCATTGGCATCGGTTCCTACAAGGCGATGTGTCTCTGGATTGGATACCGTCCAGAGAGAACGACACTCCTTGCCAAATGGACTGTGGACGGCAGGAACCTGTGCCATATTTGGTTTGTGGTGAGCCATCCGCCCCGTTATAGTGCGAAGGGTTAGAACTTTGCCATGAACCCTCCCATCCTCTTGGCACTCCTTTACCCAGGATTTGAGAAGACCAGTACGTTTCTGCAAGAGAAAGTATCTGCTGAACATCTCTGCTTCTGGCATTCCCCTAATCTTGGAGAGAACTTCCTCATTAATAATAATATTATCTTTGTCAGTATACTTATCTGGTTTCCATCCCTTCTCCATCAGGCGTTCTGCTATTTGTTTTCGACTGGCAATATTGAATGGTATGTATTTAATCTTGGTTTTCAGTTGTTTCTCTACTGGCTTGAACATCTCATCTGCTTGTTCTTTAAGTTCATGCTGTTCATCTTCCAGCTTGGCCAGAAGAAGCTGACCCTCTCTGAGGTTGAAAGCAAAACCATTACGTTCTTGCCTGTCTATAACAATTCTTACATTACGTTCCAACTCGTATGCCTTCGGTTTGAAACTCTTCCCTTCCCCCTCCAGAAGAACGGCCAGTCTTTTGGTAAGCTCTGTATCCCGAATACAGTACTCAAGCATCTCCTCACTATACTCGGCAAACTCATTGAATTCTCCCTTGGCGTAGCCCAGCCTATTTCCCCAGGCTTCCAGAGAGTGACCACCCAGACGAACAGGATTATACAATTGGGACTCCACCAACGTATCCCTGACTTGATGTGGTTTGATTTGAGCATTGGCAAACTTGTTGAGGATTGGTGCGTCAAAGCTAAGACCATTGTGCATGATAAATTGATCTATTCTACTGGACCATCCTCCAAATTGTCTACACTCTTCTCCAATCCATTGCCGCTTTTCTCCTGTTTGGTAATTCTGGGCTACTATGCAATGTATTTTTGTGGCATCTAGGCCATCTGTTTCAATATCAACAACAGCTCTCATGATTTTACCTCAAAGGTACCCAAAAAAGGTTTTAATTCTCCTCATAGGTCATATCCATCAGATATGCATCGTTGGTGGGGATGTGAAAGAACTTCTCTCCTTTCTGGATGTTGCGGTTGGCAGCCTCTTTAATTTCACATTCAAGAAGGGTGTGACCATCTATGTGCCATGCCTTCAAGCAATCATTTCGGAACACAACAAAGGTCAGTACGTCATCAGGACACTCCTCTTTCCACTTCCCAAGTAGTCTCCTTTTCCTTTCAGGTATGCGTATTTCCCCCCAACTTTCAGGCCAATCTCCTCTCCAGGAATATTTTATCTCGACCTCATAGAGAAGTCTTGGTAAATTTTTATCCACTGTACACACAATATCAAAGTAGGTTGTTTCATTGGTGGAGATGTTGGAGTGGTCATGATCTTGGAGCCAACCTACCATGTGCTTCTTAGCTTTGGTGTCAGCCACATCGTAGAGTGCTTTATCAAACGGCTTTCTCATTCCTCGTCCTCCAAGAAGGGGTTATCAATTTGTGTCATTCTACCAGTTTCTTTATCATAATGCAAGTAACAAGCGACACCAGTGTCTCCTGTATATCTATTTTTAAGAATACGAATGGTGGTGGTATTGGCCTCAATCTCATCGTCTGCTTGCTGGTTACGCTCCAAGGCTATAACACTATCAGACAGGTGAGCGATGCTGGCAGACCCACGCAGGTGAGACAGAGATACTTCCCTGCCCTCCTCATGCCCACGATCTCCGCTGGGACGCCGCAGGTGGCTGACAAGTAATAGTCCTACCCCAGTTTCTTCCACCAGAGATCTCAACTTGGTCATGAGAACATCGATAGTCTTTCGTTCATCCCCATAATCTTCTTGGCCGGATACCAGGATACTCAGATGATCCAGGAATATCCACTTGCAATCCAGAGCCTTGGCCATGTACCTGATACGATCAAGTATTTCAGGGTTCCCAATCGAACCAAAGTGATCAAAGGCAAAGAACTTCTTACCACCAATAGTTTTCTTTCTCCAAACCTCCAGTTGCTCCCTTGAGAATTGTTCTCTCACTTCCCTGATATACAATCGGGCATTGGCTTCTACACTCATGATGTTAAAGATAGTATTGCGAGTACTCTCTTCCAAGGCAAGTACACCAATATTATCTTCGGTGTTACCCATAATGTGGTGCATCAGCTCTCTGGTGATGCTACTCTTCCCCATACCAGCCCCACTACAGAATGTTATAAGCTCTCCCGTCCTCATCCCATATGTTTTCTCATTCAATTTACTCCAAGGATATGAACAGGTCTCGCAATAGTTTTCTTCATAGAGTTCCGCACCAATATCATCAAGGTTTATAATACCGGCTGGCGTGTATGTCCTGGCATTCCACCATGCTTCAACAAACTTTGATCTCTGCCCCGTCTTTAAATACTCATTGGCATCCTTCATATTCAGGGACACAATCTTACACTTGTTTGGCTCGAATAACTGAGCTACTTTTTTCTCTGCATCCCTTCCCTGTGTGTCGTTATCAAAACATAATACTACACTATCAAACTTGTTCAGGTAGTCCAGGGATTTCTTACAATTCTCCGATGCTGCCGCCGCTCCGTTCTTGATGGAGATCACCGGCCACTTGGACCCCAGCATCTCATATGCGGACATGGCATCCAACTCGCCTTCGCAGATGGTGACAAACTTGCCGCCTTGATTAAATATGTTCTGACCGAACAATACACTATTACCAATCGGCCCCTCGGTCCAGAAGTCTTTATCCTTTGTTCCTCTTATCTTATTGGCTATATGTTGACCATCTCGATCAAAATACTGATAGATGTGGTGGGTTATGGTTGAGCCATTCTTTTGCAGATAGGTGTTATACTTCTTGCACGTCTCCTTACTAATTTTTCTGTCAGGTATGTCTCCCAACGATCCAGTTGATATCTTCTGTGTTGGTGGTGTTGATTGGATTACATTCAACTGCATATTATCTCCATTCTGATTATCCCGTGAATAGGTACGACAACTGTAACAAAAGAAGTGACCATCTGAATACTTACTATTGCCATCGCTTGACCCACAAGAAGGACAAGCCATGTGACCCTCAAATATACTTTCGCTGGACATGTCAGTTCCTTGGAAATTAAGTGGTCATGCTTTTGAAATATGAATCGGCAGCTTCCTTTTTATAAGCTGCCAACTCTTTCTCTATGTTTGATAATAAACTGATCTTATTTAGATTATCAAGTTCTGTATAACTATCTTTAAAGATTATTTTCGGTGAAGAACAATATTTCTCTTTGTAAATTTCAATTAGAATCTTCACTTCACTTCTCCAATTTATCTAAAGTTATAACGATCCCCTTTGCCGCCACTAGTGTACTACTTTCTACCTTTTTAATTTTATATATTTTTCGGGGGTCGTATCCTAGATGTTGAATCACGGAAGTTCTGTGGTTAATCTCATCTTGGACTTCTTTCTTTGTTGAAAAGACATCAACTATAGTGGGGGGGCGTCCCCCCTTTAAGATTAATTCCCACACAAGGTTAACCTAGTCATCTTCATATGACTGATTCCATAACCTATTTACAAAACCCTCTCGGTCTTCCGTGATCTCATCCAATTCTCTCTTGGACAATCTCTTGGCTTCTTTGGAGTCATAACCCTCCTCAACATACTGTTTAACAAGATCCCGGAAAATATTATTACGTTCCTTTTGCCATAGATTTTTAGCCATCACTCTTCCTCTAAATCATATAAAAATTTATCAAACTCTTCAATCTTGGAGGGATCGTATCCATTCTCTTCCATGAAGTCCCAAAGATTTTTAGGTATGGTTATTTCAGTATCTTCGCCAATAGCAGTAACATATACTTTACTGGAATCTTCCTCCTCAGATTCTTTATTTAGATTTTTATAATCAGACAGATAATAAAGATTATCTGGCTGGTCTTTATTTTCCATCATCTACCTCCGCCCATGATAAAATAATATTACTCCTATCCTGTTTAACGTCGGCTAACTCTTGTCGAAGTTTTTTAATTTCTATATTATTATTTTCTACAAGCTTTTTAAGTAGGCCAACCTGCTTTCTTAGAACTTTCAACTCACTAACATTTTGGTGCCTTGTAAGATTAGCCTCTAACATCTTTACTCTCCATCAGTTCAACTGGTTGAGTAACGTGATCTCATAGACGGTGTCATTATATACCTCCTTCAGAGGGATGTCAACAAGAAACTTCGTCATCCTTCACTCCCCAGTTAGAGTTATTTAGTGAAGGCGACACACCCTTATCTGATGGGGATAACCGCCTTCAAAATCTTCCAGACCAAGGTGGTACAGAAAATTTCTGGCAGCCTCTTCTGTTTCAAAGGTTTGGAAGGAGGTACCATTCTCGTTCATCATTGCATCCGCCAGATCAAACCCTCCAAAATAATCATGTTGAACAATTATATACATATTACCTCCCACCGCCTCGTGTTCTCCTACAATATCAATTTAGTTTTATCCCGCTCATAGAAATTCCTGGTCCAGCTCATGAAAAACCTGCTCTACATAGGCTTCATCTACTGTGTCCATATGTTCCCTGACATAGGACTGCACCTCTGTCAGGGTGGTCCATCCTCCCTTCAGAGCATCCCAGACATGCTCTTCCATGTCCATCATCCAGTTCTTTGTTTTGCTCATGCTGCTTCCTCCAATGCTTTCCACTTCGGTGATGCCAACATCTTACGCACCTTGTCTTCTCTCAAGACCTTGGTGGTGGGCTTGTCAGTATGGGAAGACCAGAACGTGGCCGCCTGATAGGCAGTCCAGAGCGTACCCTCATCTCGTTTACCATAGCCTTCATAGCGGCCCTTGCCAATGAGATGTCTGTTCTCCTCATCGAAGGTCTTCATGAGGTTGGAGAGCATGACCTTGTTGG